AGCTGATCTTCGATCCACCCACCGCCACATTGACTTCTGGCAGTCGAATCCATGAATTGATGTTGATTGGTTTTCCAAGCAATGCCCTGACCTTCTCCATGCCAGCAGCAGCCGTCTTCATGTTCTCCAGTTGCTGTGCGTCTGGCTGGTTGCTTATACCGAGCCTTGTGGCGGTATCAGAGTGCGTTGCCTCTTCAAGACTAAAGTGCTCACTTAGTTGCATCATCTTCTCCCACAATGGCTTTTGCAATGGCTGTCGATGCCTTGCGTCCTGAGATACCGCCCATAGTGCCGACACCCATAAACGCAATGGCTTTCAAGATTTCAAGGAAGATTGCGTCAATCGGTGCGAGTTCAGCGTCTTGCTTCTCGAAGCCAATAAGCCACAAAGTACCAAACGCAATGCCAAGCACCATGATGGTGATCGACTTGACGACGAATGCCCAGACTTGGACTTCGACCTCTTCCACCGTCAGTTGTGGACGATTAGCCCTAGCCAACATCATTTGCTTTAAGAATTCAATCATTTAACACCTTTCATCATCTCTTCAGTTTTAGCCTTGCTACCAGCAGAACTACCGCGATGGAAGTTCACCACCGTACCCGTTAAAGTCCACAACGATCCCAAAGCCGTGAAAGCCATTGACTTGTTTTGCTCTGGTACGCCAACAATAAACACCACAAAGGTCATGGTGAGAGCGCCAGCAATGATTGATGTGTCTATGACATAGGCAATGTTTTTTGCTAACCAAGACGCTGTGGCAGAGTTCTGTATCTCTGAATTCATCTTCCTTGCGTCGGCAGTATTGGCTGCATCAATCTTCGCCATCTCCAGCTCAAGCTCTGCTATCTTCTCAGCAGCTTTTGGATCGCCAGCAATAGCCTTTGCAACGGCATCAACACTATCAGACACGCCAAACTTACTAGCCAAAGCGGTAACAGCAGAAGCACCCATAGGACCAGCGACAGCCATTGCCAGCGTGGGTGCGACACCCTTGAGAAGATTGAGTAAGTCATTCATTTGCTTTCCTTGAGTTCTCGTTTGAGTTTACGCAACTCCTTGATTTCCTGTTTTAACTGCGCTCGCATATACAAAGTCTCTACATACGCCATTGAGGTTACACCCACAACAATACATAGCATGACGGCAATTAAAACCCACCAGATAAGTTTGACAGTTGCCACATTAGCCATCCAAAGATCAATGAAATAAACATAACAGCAACCAACCCACTCATCTTCTCAATCTGGCGAATCTCCTCTTCTTCTTGTTTCCACCGTGCAAGCCTAGCCCTGCGAATCATCTCAGACCTAGCCCACGCTTGCTCCTGTTCAATCCGTCCGTACATTACTAAAAATCTACTATACAGATTCTTCAACTCTGCTGGCGCGTACACCATCGCCTCTCTGGTCTGCTCTAGCAACTTTTCCATTTGCAACTCAACCAGTACACGCTCGATTGCTTTCTTGCTGGTGTTCTGACTTGGGTCATAGTTAGTCTTGCTTGTCTCTTCCAGTTCTATGTAGTAGTTGTTAATCTGCTGTTGTGTGTCAAAGAGCAACCCAAGATTTTCACCAATGTCCTTGATTAGATTTAGTTCTAGTTGTTCGTAGGATTGTGTGGCTGGTTTTGCTTTGGCTGCTGGCTTGGCTGGCGCTTTCGCCACAGGCTTTGCCGTATCGTTGACAGTCTTTTCTTTAGGTGCGAATAGTCCGATGAACCAACTAAAAATATTCTTGATTGCCTTAACATCGTCCAAGACTCCCTCGGCAGTCTTCTTAGCAGACTCAAGCTGAATACGACCTTGGTGTAGAAAGTCGCACCCCTGCTTGATAGCGCTGACAGCGCTTTGTGCCAATAAGAGGAGGCTGAAAGGGTCAATGCTTCACCTCTTTATAAATCTGGTAACACTTGTGGCAAATCATCAAGACCGTGTAGATCAAGGTAGCCCAGATCAATACCTCGCTGACCTGATAGCCAGCGACAGTTGCAAGGGATACAGTAACTGGAGGTGCTGCCTTGGCAATTAGCGCAGCAGCGCCTTCGGTTGTGTGCTCTGAGGTCATGCAATACCCAAAGCAGTTTTAAGTTTTGCTAACTCTGTTGGGCTTTCCAAAATCATATCGGTCAATGATTTAACTTCTATTTCTGTTTGCGTAGGAGGATTAGGGTCAGTAAATTCACCATTTGCATATACCCATCCAATGCTTACCCTATCTGCTTGAATAGTTACATGACCTTCATCAAATCCAGCAGGAGGTGTAGAAGGTTGTTCTTCATATTCAACAACATTGACAACCACACCATCTTTAATAATTGCGTATTTCATATCAATAAAACTCCTGAACAATAATAATTCCAGCCGCACCCGCACTTGAGCCAGCGCCAATAGTGCTTGTTCCAGCCGCACCGCCAGCACCAACAGCGTAAGAATATGTAGCACTTGGTGAAGTTATTAATTTTCTAACATATCCACCAGCAGAACCACCGCCACCCATAACCCCAGAACTAGATGTACCTGCGCTTGCGCCTCCACTACCGCTATTTGCTGCTGGTGTTGGACCTGCCTGACCATCACCTCCAGCTCCTACTCCACCGCCAAAAAATCCAGCGCCACCAGAATTGCCGACTGCTCCTCCAGATTGGGAAACTGAACTTCCGCCTATTGCTCCTGTAATATTTACATCGCCACCAGAAGCCGTGCCACCAGCAGGGGGAACTGCACTTACAGTTCCTCCAGCTCCACCGCCTCCTGTTAGTGAACCAAATGTAGTATTTCCACCAGCCGTCCCTGTTGCGCCACTTACGTTGTAACCTGAGTTATTACCACCAGCACCACCACCAGCGCCTATCAACTCTACAAGAATTGCTTTGCACCCAGTAGGAGTTGTGTATGTACCAGAACCAGAAGTAAATACTTGAACAGTTCTAGTTGTTAAAGCGATCGTGCCTGTTAATGCAGGTAAAGTTAAGACGCTAGTTCCAGCAACCGCATTTGCTGCGACTGTTGTAGTGCCTGATGTTGAACCAACAAATTTTGTCGTTCCAGCAAGATTCAATGTCTTACCGCTACCGATATTAAGACCGACCGATGTTCCAGTTCCTGCTGCTGCAAAGACTGCATCTACCGAGTCCAAGTCGGTATTGATCTTTGTGCCCCAAGTGTCTGTACTCGCCCCAACTTCGGGTTTAGTTAGTAATAGATTGGTTGTTGTGGTATCTGCCATAGTTCACCTTCATGCTGGGACTTGCGTCCATGTTTCTGAATTGTCCGATATTTCTGACCAATTTTCCGATGTGTCTGAGATGGGACTCCAACTCTCCGATGTATCCGCGACTGGTGTCCAATCTTCCGATGTGTCAGATTGTGCTGTCCAAGTCTCTGGCGTGTCGTCTTGTCTGTCCCAATAAAAGTACCCAACATTGCCAACAGCGCCAGCAATGATTTCCCCAATTATCTCAAGAGTTCTAGCATTCTGTGCGCTACCAATAGCAGTTGCTGAAGATACGCCAGATATATCAACCACTACAAAAGTCTCGGCAATTACAGTTCCAACATCACAAGTAGACGAATTACCAGAGATGGAAACCGATAAGCTGTTGACTACTGAGTCAACCGCACCAGTTGACTGGTTGCCATCAATGCCAAACGCCTTGCCGACAGTACCGACTGTTGCGGTTGAGGAGACCCCAGAGATGGATATCGTGACAGATAAGCCGACAGACCCGACATTACCTGTGCCGACTACGCCATCCTCTTGCTCAGACAGATTGACTAATACAGTTCCAACGGCAGTCGTTGACGCATTACCTGTCAACGCAATAGATGTAGCGCCACGGCTTACAGAGCCTACGGCAGCCGTTGACGCATTACCCGTCACCGATGCGGAGATTCCTTCTGCAACGCTGCCTACGGCTGTTGTGGAGGCATTGCCAGTCAGAGCAAAGGATGTTGCGCCACGGGTTACGCTACCGACGGCAGTCGTTGATGAATTTCCAGTTATGGCAAAGGATGTTGCTCCGCGAGTAACCGATCCAACCGCAGTTGTGGATGCGTTGCCTGTAACTGCAATTAGTGGGGTTGCAACCACAGAGCCAACCGACAAGGTTGACGCATTACCAGTCAACGCAAAGGATGTTGCGCCTCTGGTAACGCTTCCGACAGCAGTAGTTGATGCGTTGCCTGTGATCGCTGTTGATCTGCTTACGCCAACAGAGTCAACCGCAGTCGTAGAAGAATTACCAGTTACAGCGTGAGTGCGCTCCTCTGCAACACTACCAACCGCAGTAGTCGAAGAATTACCAGTTAGAGCAAAGGATGTAGCCCCGCGAGTTACAGAGCCAACGGCAGTAGTTGACGAGTTACCCGTTACTGCAATAGACCTTTCGCTAGTAACGCTACCAACATTACCAGTCGCTACCGTTCCATCTTCTTGAATTGATATTGATTCTTGTACGCTACCGACGGCAGTAGTGGATGCGTTACCTGTAACGGCAAGTGATGTAGCGCCTCGACTTACTGAGCCAACGCTAGTAGTTGATGCGTTACCAGTAATTGCTATTGATGTAGCGCCACGACTGACAGAGCCAACAGCAGTAGTTGACGAATTACCTGTAATGGTTGTCGATACTGCTGCGACAACAGTACCAACATTTCCTGTTGCTACTGTCCCATCTTCTTGAACTGATGTTGACTCTTGTACGATGCCAACGCTAGTAGTCGATGCGTTTCCTGTAACGGCAAAGGATGTTGCGCCTCGACTAACCGATCCAACGGCAGTAGTTGATGCGTTACCTGTAACGGCAAAGGATGTAGCGCCTCGACTTACTGAGCCAACGGCAGTCGTTGATGCGTTACCAGTTATTGCGTGTGTTCTTACTTCTTCAACACTACCAACCGCAGTAGTTGAAGAGTTACCTGTAATGGCTGCCGATACTGCTGCGATAACAGTACCAACATTGCCAGTTGCTACCGTTCCATCTTCTTGAATGGAAATTGTTTCTGTAACGCTACCAACGGCAGTCGTTGATGCGTTTCCAGATATTGCTACGGTCTTGACTGGTACGACAGAGCCAACATTACCAGTAGCTGCGTTACCGTTAGCTGTGGTAACGCCTACGCCATAAGCGCCTTGTCCATAGTTAGCGCCACCATATACGCCATAAGGGTATATGGTGCTTGCGTAATTACCTGAGCCGTAATTACCAGAGCCATAAGCAGCCATGTTGCTGCCCCTTAAATTTAAGCGAGTCTGATCAAGCCTGTGCTTGCGTCATTCGTCGGCATGGTGAGTGTAAAAGTACCAGCCGTTACGGTCTGAGAACCGAAGGTGTGGACGCTAACTGCCTTGTTGCTTTGTGTGCTGTTATACAAGAGCACCGCATCAAATGCAGTAGATAGAGTCACATTGGAGTATGTGATGCTGGCACTTGGTGTCACAAATGCAGTAGTACCGCTTGTGCTTGGCGCTGTGCCAAATGTCACCGCTTGACCGCCAGCCACATAATTAGTTCCAGAGACTTCGTTGGTTGCTGAGTATGCGGTAGTCGATGCGTTAACCGTTGCAGATGCCAAGTACAAGGCAGCCTTAAACGAGTCGGTAGCAGTAGAGCCACGAGTAACACCAGTACCAAAGTTGTGATGACCTACAAGTAATTCGCCCTTGAACGAAGTACACATTGCTTGAGTATTTGCGATGATAGTTCCTTTCTTGGGTTATACCCAATTAACGCTTTTATTTTGCCACTTACTGCCTATTTTAAGACAGCTCACATGAGACTGAGAAATTCCAAACTCTAATGCAATGTCTTTTTGAAACTTATCTGATTTCTTTATCAAATCGACTTGTTGATTAGTTAACTTTGATCTTCCATGTCTTTCTCCAAAACACACTCTACCTTTTGCTTTTGCATCTTGCATATTTTCTAATCTTGTACCAAGACTTAAATGCTCTGGATTCACGCAATTACGAACATCGCATTTGTGCATTACATCTCTGTTATCTAGTAATCCATTAAACAGTCTGTATGCAACTCTATGCGCAAGATCATGTTTTTTTGGATTTCTGAATAATCCATATCCATTTTTCATGCAGTATGCAGACCAAATCCAACAACCAGAATCATCTTTATGCACATGAGACATAAATCTTTCTAGCTCCGAAATTCTTGGTCTACCTGCCATCTTCAACCTAAAGATTGAGCGACTGCTTCACCAGTCACGGTCATGCGTTTTAATTTCATATCGACTGAACGATGCACAAGCTCGCCTTCTAGCCAATACTCAACCCATTGAGTTGTCTCATTGTCATTGTCAATTATCCCCTCTTTTTTCTCAAGAAGAGAGTCGTCCATTTCGCCTTTTGTTGTAGTAACAATAGCCATTTTTTTCTCCTAGCCTAAAGTTCTTGCGCGAGTTATCAGCACACCAGATGTTGACCCACGGTCATCAGCCTCTTTTAACTCTGACAGACCCGTCTTGTAGAGCGATGCCCATACCGTGATTCTCGCATCATCTTGCAGGTAAGGAGCTGCTTGCAGCAATGCACCGTATAAGTAAACATCAGGAGAAGAAGTCAGTAACCAGTTGGTTGTGTTGGCAGTTGATAACTTACTCAACTTTGCGTAATAGATCAACTCACCCGTGTAAGTAGTGTCTGGTTCTGGGACAAAGCGAAACTGCTCACCCACAACGCTAAAGTACAACGGCTTACTTGCTGCGCTGTTTAATCTTTGCAAATCGTTCATTGCGCTGATAGTCTCAAACTGCAATGGGGTGACGGGGTTAGTGTCTAAGACAAAAGATTTTGTCTCTAGAAAATCAGTTGGAGTGGCAGCGTACTCAGTATTGATCGATGCTGTGGATCGCACGATCATCTGTCTGGTGCGCAGATTACGCTCGATCTGAGCCTCTGCCAAACTAATAAAGTCAGGAATAGCAGTAGTCAGGTCTGAGCGATTAAGCCAGTCCCCGACAGAAGTCTTCAGCTCGTTATAAGTGGTTAACGCCATCTTCAGCCTTTTCTGCTTTCTCCAAGTCGCGCATCACCCAAGTGTGATCGTGCTTGAATTCAAATGTCCCAATGTGTCCGATCTCTTTGGACACATCATGGTCTATGTAGATTTTAAAGCCAGCCGACTGTGCTTTACGACAGAAGAAAACATCCTCGCCAACATACCCGCGCTTGTCATTGCGCCAAGGAGTCTCAAACCAAGGTTCTGTTAAAGCCTCGAAGACCTTGCGTTTGATGAGCATCACGCCCATGCCGATAGAGCCGACTTCCTCAATCCCTGTGGAGTCTGGCATTGTGTAGACGAGCACGCGCTCACCGTTCTCGTCATAGCGCTGGGCAGTTGGTCCTGTCGGCATCCTGCGCCTTGCGCAGTTTGTTGCCACGACATCCAAGTCATGCGCCAAGAGTCTCTCAATCATGTCCTGCGGGAAGGTCATGTCTGAGTCAACAAACAAGATATGGGTACAACCCTCAGCCATTGCGTCTAGGCACAGATCAGCACGCTGGGTCTGGATAAGTGTTCCTTGCATAATCTTCAAGGACACCGCATCAGTCGTGTTGATAGTGTGGTGCGCCACCATGTTCACCATACAGAAGGTGAAATTAGCGTGAACCATGTCACGCGCTGGTGTGCAGACTGCAATGTAGTTTGGGGTCATAGTTGTCCTGATCTAGTTCTGAAATACTTGTTTTCTGGGTCATTAAGCCAACGCTTCATGTAGGCTTCGTCTTCTAGCTTGCCTTCAGCCTTGAGCTGAAAGTAGATAGACATCGGGATGCTGGCGACTCTGCTCCACTCGCCCCACCGAGCACGCTCATCAACCTGTGCGTACTCTTGCTTATTCTCTTCAATGATCGCAGTCACATCTTGTTGTGTGTGAATCGTTGCCTGATTCGTTTCATCGTCAAATTCAAATGTGCGCGTGATCCCCTGATCAGCGTCTGTACTAAATAATCTTTTTTCAATCATGTAAAAAAAGGGTCTGAGTTTCCCCAGACCCTTCATTAGTTCAATTAAGAAGTAACCAAGTCAGCAGCAATGCCGTGGGCATTTTCTGCATATACCTTGTGTCCATATTCAACGATTAGCATACGCTTCTCAGCGTCGCCAGTCTTTGCCAACTCGATTTGTTGGTATGGGCGCAAAGTTACAACACCTGCGTATTCTGGATCAATCACAAATGCGTCACGCTCGCGTTGGAAGCGATTAGGCACGACTTGCACATTGCCGAAGTCAGACACATAAATGTCTGCTGCGCCAATGATGGTTGCAGGACGAGCACCGCCATCAATGTTGAAGCGTGAAGATGCGATACCAGAGAAGCCAGAAACGCGCTGCTTGTTGACTGGACCAGTCATCAAGATTTTTGGTGTACCGCCAGAAGTCCAAACTTGTTGAATAACATTCTTCAAGATGGTTTCTGTAAAGGTACGCACATTGCCGTCACTACGAGCGCCAGTAGGCACAGTCGTGTAAGTGGGGTTAGCACCGTTCGTCTGCATATCGTAGTTAGTCTTGATGAAGGCTTGCAATGAAGCAGTACCGCGAGCTGTTGTGGTGTTACCAGCAGCAGCCACAGCGCCATTAAGCATTGTGAATTCTTGATCACGCTTTAACTCAGCGCTACGCTTGGCAATTTGATATGCCAATTCAGATTTTCTTCCTGCCTTGTTGACAGTCTCTTCAGTTGCAGACAAGACGATAGTCTTACGGCTAATCTGAGCATAGTTTTGTAAACGCACAGTAGCAGTAACGCTATCGAAAGAAGTCACATCGTCGCCTTCGAGCTGCTTGTTAGCGGCTGCTGCTGCGAGTGTGTCTGTCTGCCATTCAAACAAAGAGTTGCTGATCGACTCCTTGCGAATGTTGCTCATGTAAGGAGTCTCTTCGGGAGCGATGTTAGTGATGATGTTGGATAAGTCCTCGCGGATACCCTTCGCATCGAATGTGGTGAATGTGTTGGTTACGATTGCCATTTGAGTGTCCTATTTCAAAAGAAGTTCTATTGCGGAGGCAGCGTCATTGACGCGACCTGACTTTGCAAGACGCTGTTTTGCGCGTGTACTTTCAGTTGTTGTGGAGACGCGACCTGCTGCACTAGGCTTGGCGGGGCGAGGACCGTTGTTGACGACTGGCTTGATCTGCCCACGCTTGGACATCATCTGGTCATAGAGCGCTGCTTTACGCAACGCAATGACAGCTCTGTGGTCATAGACATTCTTGAGTTCTTCGTCGCTGAATCCGATCTTTTTGCCGAATTCGACGAGTAGAGCCTTTTCAGCCTGTGCCTTCTTGGAATCTTTCCACTCAGGTACGGCTTGGATCAGGGCTTCTTGCTGTGACGCAAGGTGAGCTTGCATTTCCTGTGCTCTTTGTTGCGCTGTAAGTTGCGACAGTCGCTGCTGCTCAGACTGAATAGCTGCGAGTTTGTCTTGCTTTTGGCGCATCACTTCTGACTGTCTCACCCACTCGATTGGATCTTCGTTATAGAGTCGATCCATATCGACAGGTGCTTCAGTTGACTCAAGTTGCTGTTTCAACGCTCCCAACAATTGGGCGTACTGTTCACGCTCGGCACGAATCGCACTAGCCTCTGCCTCAACAGCCTTACGGGTCTCGGCAATTTGCTGTGTCTTTCGTGTGTAATCCTGAGTTCGAGAATATCCTTTTTGAAGTTCGTCTAGCGTGACATCGATCTCTTTACCGTCAACTTTGACGGTGTAGACCTCTGTGGGCTTTTCTTCTTCGTCGGTTTCTTCATCTAACTCTGATTGTTCCTCTGTCGTTTCGTCACTCAATTCGTCGTCTTGCACATCGAGTTCTTCATCAACAGAGACCGCGACCTCGGAGTTATCCTCGGTCAAACGCGCCTTGTCAGTTTTCTGCTGTTCTCCGTCTAACGGCAACATTAATTGATCAAGAGCACTGGCTGCATCAGCCACGGTCATAGGGGTTTGGGTTATTTCCATTTCCTACTTCCTTTACACCAACGACTTTTGTTCACGCTCAATCTGGCGCTGTGCGACTTTCCCGTTATCCATGATCTTTGAAATCTCGGTTCGGAAGTTGTCAATCGCACGCAACATATGCCAAGCGTGTTCTCTTTTCACGGTGTCCTCTGGCTTCGTATCTTTCCAAAACCAGACGGCATCGTTCTCCATTTTTAGTAAAGCAGTTGAAAAAGCCTCGTCAGCGATTAGCGACTCAGCCTTCTTGCCTTTTCTTACATCTTCTTCTTGTTTGCTCACTTAGACCATTCCTTGTGGGTTGATGGGTTGCATTGGTGCTGGCTGGGCTTGCGCCATCGCCTGTTGTACCAACGCGCCTTGCTCTCGAATAACCTCGCGGTTGACATTCTGCTCCGCAACAATTTGTGCGGTATTCAGTTGTGTGTTGTACTTTAACTCAAGTTCCATTTGTTTAAGTAGTCTATCTTGACTCATTTGATCGCGTCTAAAGTCGTCGTCCATGATCATCTTCTGGCGCTGTAACTCCAAGTCGGCAGCCTTTTTCTGGATGTCTGCACGAATAGACTCGGCTTGCACCTGAGCCAAAACCTCTTCTGGGCTTGGTTTTGGCGGTGCTTGTGGGGGCTTGTAGCCCTCTGGTATGTCGTTGAAGTAGCTCGATGCGTCTTTGATTCCTGACATCTCGACGATCTTCTTTAAGGTGTTGACATACATCTGCGGAGTCACCACCACATTCTCTAAGCCAAACTGAGTCAAGATGGATTCTTGCTTGGCGAGTACCTGCATGAGCTGCATCTGGCGCTCATTTGCATCGCCATTGCCCAGACCGATATTGATGTTGACATCCATCGTCGCGTCCCATCCGCGTGGGTCAATCTGCACAAACTTATTGCGCAATCGGATCATGCGGGGTTTGTCTTGGTGAGTGGTAACCAAAAACAGGATTGTCTTAAACAGCTCCTTCATGCCCTCAGCCATGAGACGCGCAGTCAGCTCGATGCGTCCTTGGCTGGCGCTTACTGTGGCAGCCACGGCAGCCTTAGTTGAAGACTGCAACGCATCTGGGTTGAGACCCATAGATGCCTTAGACATTCCTGTGCGACCTTCCTTGATCTCGTCCAAGTAGTTGAGCACAGGGAAAGCAGCCTGTCCGACAAATGGGGTTACCAACGGCTGCACCATATTCGGAGCACGCGCACGAATGATCGCGCCCGTCTCGTTGTTCAAGGCATCGTCAATGTTGACCTGACCCTCAACGATCACGGTGCGGGGATGGATCGACTGCGCCAGAGAGTCGAGCGTATTGCGCATGACTTCTGACTTGATCTCTTGTAAGTCGCGTGTAATGTCAAAGATCGACATCGCCTCAAGTGGTGATGTGTGGGGTTCTGGGTCACAAGGGAATTCAACGAATGGGATGTATGACGCTGGCAGGTTTCTAACCATCTTGTAGCCAGACCCCATAAAGCACATCTTCCTCAACTCAGGAATGCCGTCGCCATCAAAGTCAACCTTGGCGTATCCCTCGATGTACAAAACTCTTTGCATCATCGGGTTCGCGCTCTCGTTTAAGAACTGAGAGTTGCTAAGTGGCTGGCGTGCAAGAGCCTCTTCGTTGTCGTACAAGTCGGACGAGCCAACATAGTCCATAACTTCGTCTTCGTCGTAGCCCATGCCGACCAACTCAGCAACCGTTGCCATCTTGCGGTGACCGATAAAAGGTGAGTCCTTGAAGGACATCGCTTGGCGAGACAGTAGCAATTCTTCTGGCGGTAAACACGCCACATGGATACGCTTGTCAACGATCTTTCTTTTGACCTGCACATCGTGCATCATGGCTGGGGGTAGTGGCATTCCAGTCATCGGATCGATCTGCATCGCTCCTTGCATACTCTCGTCTGGATAACTCGCAACGATCTGCACATCTGCGTCTCCCTCTTGCATGACGACCTGCAAGGTCTGGTCATCTAGACCTGAATATTCCTCAATTCGCACCGACTCCGAGTCCTCAATGTAGACCTTGACAATGCCACACTTCCTGACAAGAGCGTCTTTAAATGTGGCGTATGCCACCATAAAACCGTTGTTGTCGTTGTTAAAAACATAGTTGCAGTAGTCTGTGGCTTGCTGTGCGCTGTCTACATCCTCTGGACCACGCGGGACAAACTCGACCGTGTTCTCGCTGCTAAAAAACACCTTCATCAAGGACGGCAGCATGGCAGACACGGTGTCTCTCACCTCCATCGCCACTACTTGTGAGCGACCCTCTTCCTCGTTACCAAAGGGATCACCACGGTAGTACTCAGTACCGCGAGCGCGGATAGGAGAGAGGTCAGAGTCGATGTAGCTCACAGCGTCTGTGATCTCTTGACCCATGATCGCTTCTAAGTCGGTGTCTGTCATAGGGGTGAGCGTCGGGTCAATCTGTGACGCGATGTCGGTGCTCAATCCCAGCTCGTTAGTAATATTCATTTTTTACCCTTAGTCAATACGACATACATGGAGTCCACAGCTCGCGGAGTCCTTAACAGTTCTTCTTGCGTCAATTTTAGGTCTTGTGCGATGGGATTTAACCTAAATTCCAAGCTCGTCATGTAAAACCGATCTTCCCAGCCAAGATACCAATGCCAGTCGGTGTAATAAAGCCACGACTTTTCGTTGAATGCGCGAAGGTGAGTCGGGTCTTGCCACGCGCCATAACTCAAGTCATACGGCACATGGATGCGCATCTCGCCACCAACCTTCAGCAACTTCTTGCAGCTCGTCATTGCACCCACCAGATCGGGCAGATGTTCGAGCACATCGTTTGCCAGTATTGCGTCAAACATCTCTGGCTGGATGTCAAAGTCTCCGAGTCGTGTGGAGATCGCGTCGCCCCACGGCACATTGCAGATGTCGAGCAACCAGTCGTGCTTGACGCGCAGTTGAATGTCTGCGTTGATGCAGTCTTCTCGAAAGTCCTTGCCAGAGCCTAAGTTAAGTACCAAAGAAGTGTTCGACATACTGTGGGCGGTTCTCTTTTATCCAAGGCAAAGCCTCGGCAACAAGTTGTTGTCCGTTATCTCCAATGGTTTGACTTCCAACATGATGGACATAGGCGCTTGAAACAAAGTGCCGATAACCCTGATTGGTGAGGTCTGCGCAGCTCACATCGTCTGAGTACCAGTTGAGTGGTCCAAACCTGCCGTGATGCCATGCGTCTCTAGAGATGTACGCGAAGATTGGTGACACATTGTCAGTCTCACGAATAAACTGCTCTGACTTAAAGCGGTTCATGTGGAGAGGATCACCGTCTGGGTTGTAGCGAATATTCTGTGAAGGTCTCGCGCAATCGCTTCTTGCACCCACCCAGCCGACATTGACCTCCAGCTCGCGGATCACCTGCACATCTTCCAATAGTCGCTGGTAGCTTGTCGGTGTCAGCACCACATCGTCGTTGCAGACGATGCAAGCCTGTGCGTACTTCAATGCGTCGTCGATTACTTCGTTGTAATCGTCGCCAAAGTTACGGGGTTCGCCAAAGATAAGCCTTGCGTTCTTGTAACCAGAGATAACGCGCTCAGTACCGCGAAGGTAGACAAATGCCTCTGGTGCGTATTGCTTGATTGACTCAAGCAGAACTGGCAAACCTTTGCCGTTAACCGTCGATATGCAGATGGGGATCACTTTTTATCCCCAAAGTATTTTGCGTGCATATCTGGTCTGTTTTCGCGCAACCAGCCCTCTGAGTTTTCTTTGCACTTGGCAAAGTCAGTTCCAAATGTTTGCGACCCAACATGATGGAAATATGCGCGGGATACAAACAATCTGCAATCGTTTTTTATGAATTCATTGCATTGCAAGTCGTCTGAAAACCAGTCTATTGGGGCAATATCAATCCAAGTCGATTTCTGACACCAAGCGACGATCCCTGCCAAATAATCTGTCTCAACAATCTGGCTTTCACTCTCATACCCAAGTGAATACAGCTTTCCTTCTCCCGTACGAATATTCTGAAAGCCCTTTGCGTAGTTCGTCCTTCCAGCCACAATGCCAAGTTTGAAGCCCATTGACTTGAGTTGATTGACATCATCAATCAATACGCTGTATGTGTTTGGGTTTAAAACCACATCGTCGTCAATAGAGACAAAACTGTCGTGCGTCTCAAATATCTTGTGAGCCATGAAGTTGTGCGCAGCACCGCCAGTCTCGTATGTATGCACAAAGTGATGCACTTTATGCCTTGGCAAAGACTGTATGTTTGGACTGGTTATAAAAATCTCAACATCCTCTGGGACATATAGCTCAATAGATTTAAGAAGTACGGGTAAGCACTTCTCATTTTTTGAGCATATTCCAATAGGTGTCACTTCTTAGCCTTATTCCTAGAGCTGATAGCCTTTGCTTTCGCCTTAGCATCTGCCTTTGAGCTTGCGCCCCATGCGTTTAGACTCAGAAGGAGACGGGTCTTTTCACCGTCCTTGTACTCTGGTCCAGCGTTACCCGCCATGCGTGCAAGAAAGCTCGCTCGTCTGGGGTTGTCTCCTGACTTGACAGGGGGCTTCAAGTTCATGCCTTCAGCCTTAGCCGAGGCACGACCTTTAGCATTCAAGCCACCAGTTGGTGACTTGCCCTCTTTCCTCTGCCAAGCTGCACTCACTTCTTAGCCTTCGGCTTCTTGGCGGTCTTGGCAGCAGCCTTGAAGTCGGCAGCACTTGGAGCAGCCTTAGAGCCGACCTTGTTCATCTTCTCGCCTGAGCCAGCAGCGATGCGTGCTCTCTTTGCCTGAATATTTGAATAGAGTCCAGTCTTCATTTCTCGTCCTCCATCTCGCCTTCGCTCATGTCTTCGCCTTCGTCCTTGGCTTCGCCAGTATTAGGACCGCCAACGACCCAAGCATCACAGGTTCTGGACGCTGCGCACTTGAAGTCGAATATCTCGCAATATCCAAGGTCTGCGAGTTTGATAGTTCCCCACGGGTCTGCTTCGTTTCCGATGCCCTGTGCAATGCACTCTTTGATGCTGTCGGAGACATTAAACGCTGCACAGTTTCCGCAAAGGGATTGCTTGGCATCGTCCACAGTCACATCCCATGCGTCTGCCTTCTTTGCCCAGAATGGCGTGTTAGGTAGTGCTGGGTTCTCAGGACCGTACTTCGCAGCCGTGATCGCCTTGGCGCGGTTCTTCAGATTAAGGGTGATGTCTTGCGTGGGGAGTGGACACTCGCTGGTGTCGCTGTCAGACATCATCTGATCCATTGCGCCTTGCAAGCTCTTGGGGTATGAGGTAGCCATTATTTGCCCTTCTTCATCGGCATCTTCTTGCCAGCCTCGGACATTGCTATCGCAATGGCTTGTTTAGGGTTCTTTACAACCTTGCCAGTTCCACCGCTATGCAGTTTCCCCGACTTGTACTCGCCCATTACTTTGCTAATTTTCTTAGCAGCCTTGTCGTACTTCATCATGTCAATGACTCCTTGATTGGGATACCCGAATTATGCAACCCTTGACAGGTTTCTTTTCAACGGTTGAGACCACTTCTGACTCGTATTCGCACCAAACATCGAGACGGCAGCGTCGCTTGCGAAGGTCAACACAAAGCTGTCAGCCTTGTCGGGAGACTTCAAGCCACGCTTTCTAATGTCGTCCTTGCCCTCAACCTGCATCTTTCCTGAGCTGCTAAAGAAGTACCTCACAGTCGCCAGTTCAGCAACCAGCTCCTCGTCATTGGGGATACGGCAGTCACGCGCCTCGAACCACGCCTTTGCCTTGTACCAAAGCTCTGCCCGAAGATTCCTGTAAGTCGTACCCATCGCGGGAGACTCGGAGACATTGATACCGCGAGCTGGCAACCCAAGTTCTCGCAGACGGTCAACGACACCAGCGCCAAGACCAATCGAGTCCACCATGATCTCGTGGGGTCTTTGGCTTGGCGGTAGGGCTTCCCACTCTGCGACGACAGCGCCTGTGAGTTGCATCAAGTCCAGATTCTTCCAAGTCTTTGTGGGTTCTATAAGCGCGTTGCCCTGTCTCTTTGAGAGTGCCGACCTGTCCCCACCAAAGCGTGCGACATCCAAGCCCCAGATCAGCTTGGCGTGCTGGGAGGTCTCGACATCCCTGTGCTTTGCAAGTTCTAGTAACTCCATCGGGATGATCGTGTCGTCGTCTGACCTTGGGAATTCACCTAGTACCCTTATTCGGTATGCGTTGGACTCTTCCCCGTACCTAGCCTTCATCTCTTCGACATAGGCATCGCTGACCCTTGGCGAGTCCACGCAAGAGACTTTCATCGTCACCCAATCATTTGCGAGTCGGTTCTGGGTGTCGTAGAAGAATCCGCTAGAGCGTACGGGATTGCCCAGCAGAAGGGTGACGGCATTGTGGCCAGACATCGAGCCAGCAGCAGCCTCGAAGACAGCCTCTGGGATGCCAGATGCCTCGTCAGCCACCAGCATCACATTCTCTGAGTGGACACCTTGCAGGGCTTCGGGTTGCTCTGCCCTCGATGTCCTTGCGGAGACAAAAGCCTCGGACGCTGCTTCCTTGACCTCGATCCTGTCCTGCTTGACTTCGAGCATATCCCTCAAGGTCTCTGGCAGTTCCTTCACCCAGCGCTTTAGTTCCGCAAAGAGCGCGTCGTATAGCTGGCTGGATGTGGGGGCTGTTACCACCACCTTGACGGGATACCGCAAGAGTAAGTACCAGATGATCGCCCAGCTTGCTGCTGTGGACTTGCCTACGCCATGACCAGACCTTACCGATATTCTGCGGTTGCCCTTTGCGATGTGCATTAGGAATGTCTCTTGCCAAGTGTCGGGGTTCGCCTTTAAGACTTCCTTGACGAAGAGCACGGGGTTGTTCTTGTAGCGGATGGTGAACGCAACAAAGGGATTCTTGGAGAGTTCGTCTTGTTGTCTGTCTTGGATGCGGTCTATCTTTGCCACCACATCGGGGTGTAGTTTCTTTTTTTCTGGTGCAGTTGATTCTGTCGTCATGTCAGGATTGTGCCTTGATTTTTTTTATTTTTTTAGGGGAGAGTGGGGGTGTGGGGAGGGGTAGTGGGGGGGGGTGTTAAGTCGATAACTGTCGGGGTGCAGTTTCAGCCCGCCCCGTCGCGCAGATCGAAGGGGGGGGTAAACCCGAATCAGTCAGGCAGAATCGGTTAGTGAGTGACCACTCTCCTAGCAGAGCGCATGAAACCTACACATTCGCATATCGTCGTATCTGTCTGCTTTACACTATGTTCATTATGTAAAGTTATTTTGCTGTTATCCACAGGTTTGTAAGCATAAATGTGGATAACTCTGCCAGTTTCCACGCAACTGTGGATAACTAGGATAACTTTGCGCTGTTTTCTGTGGATATGTCCTCGACCACCTCAATGCGTCGCAATGCGTCCAACCTCATGCCAGACAGGTTCACTTGCACGCTAGGCATCTTATTCTGGGCATATGAGGCAGGATTCCAGCGCTCTGCTACCCATTGCCTCGTCTGGACGCGCAGACGCGCCTTCTGCACCTCTTCCACATCGGTTTCGTCAGCGATCAGGATGCTCTCTGCGACCATGTCATCTGCTGCCTTCGCGCGCGCACGCGAGGCAAGACCTTCATTATCGGGTGAATTCAGCCATTCTTCAAGTGCAACACGCCCAACACCAAGCGCGTAACAGATGCGAGCAATCGGTTGTCCAGCCTCAAGCATCGAGACGATATGTTCGCGTGGCATCAAGTCAAGCGTTGCCATGTCTGCTTTTCGTTTTGGTCTTCCAGCCATTTAAAAGCCCTCCAAGCGATCAAAACCACTTACCCACCACAAAGTATCAACTCGCATCTAAATCTCCTCCAAAGCCCTGTTAGCCGTATTTTTGCGCATCTTGCTGGTATCGAACACCTTTGGCAACGACGAAGCCTCCAGCTCGTCCGACTTGACATCATCAAAGCCTGTCGCACCGCCAAATGGAAACTCCTTCGCATCCTTGTCCAGTCTGACCATCGCAGCACACGGCATCAGCGCTTTAATTTTCATCGTGTCCTTGATGACTGGCGAGTCCATGATCAACTCTAGTTCCTCCATCGTCCAGATGTGACGATTGGCAACATCGGGTCTGAACTGCTGATACAGCGTCGCGTCGTGATGTGTACCAACGACCACCATCACCGACCCGTCTTGCATCTCATGTTCGACTGCAACTATCGCTGGCATCTCAGGCACACCGTTCTCGACCGCCCACGCTTCCAACGCTGCATAAGCCTTAACCATGCCATTGACCGCACGATCCAACTTCATCTCGTCCCTTGACTTCGACGCATCGAACACTCTCTCTGCTTGTGTCCAGAACTTAATCCGAAACTCTGAGTCCACCAACTCGATCAACCTGTTGATACCCCAACGCTTTTCGTGCTCCCTCTTCACCACAGACAGCTCAACTAACCTCGAATTCATAAATACCTCAAAAGTATTCATAGGGAAATCTGGTTGTTTTAGACCACCAACAACTTTCTTCAAACTCTTCTTAACCATTACCTTCTCCTTTTTTTAACTTTTCCAAATCGGACGCATTGCCACAATGGACAGATGGTGTGTATACATACACACACCATCCATCTGTCCATCGTTTTGGCATAGACAAATGGATTTTTCGTTGTCCATCGTTTGTCCTCCATTTGTCCATTTGTCCATCATCATTTCTTGATCGATACGACCACCGAATTGGCTGTTTTTGCGTCGTCATCTTCCGCATAAACCGCCCAGCACATATCACCATAAATTACTACTTTCTTGAAATCAACAAGGTCTGCTTTGACGCGATACCAAGCCTTATTGAAGCTCGCCAACTGCACATCGCTGCCCATCCGAGCCTTGAATTCGTCCCTCCAAAGGTCTAGCTTTATGCACTTATTGCGTTTGTCGTCGATCACCTTCATCTCGCCAAACTTCTTAATTGAGTCGTGCAGACAGTTCAAAGCGAGTCTCTGGTTCATTCCCTTGCCTGTCTTATCTGGCGGTTTGATGGACTTTCTTTCGGTGTCCATCTCCTCGTCTGCCTCGACCGCCAGACTGGATGCACCTTCAAAGTCAATCACTCCAGACGATCCAGTCGTGACCTCGACCATCTTGAAGCCTATGCGTTGACCGTCTTCCCCGTCCTTTTGCTTGGAGATGTGGAGTATTCCCTTTGGCGGTTGAGCGCCTTCGATCCTGATAATCTCCAGCTCGGTATCTACTGCTCCAAGCAATGAAGAGTGACCCCTAAGTCCCTTGGTAGCGTCCTTACCAGCGTGATGCACCACCAAGAGAGAGCACTCATACTTGCCTTGTATAGCGCCAGCAGCCGTAATGAATGCACCCATGTCTTCGCTTGCGTTCTCATTGCCACCGCCAAACGCTCTGGCTAAGGTATCGATGATGATCATCTCAAAGTGAATCTCATGGATTGCTTTGAGTTCGTCAATGGCTTGCACCAAGTCCTTGAGGTCTGTCTGACTGCTTCTGAGGTTGACTTGCCGTCTCAGGAAATAGACTGGTGTTCCTTCTGGCGTGCCGTGGTGAATCTTCAGCGCCTTGATCCTTGTGCCGATACCGCCATGACCTTCACCCGCGATGTACAGGACTGCACCTTGCTTGGCTATCTGGTTGCCGAGGAATGGTCTGCCTGTGGCGATGCACTCTGCAATATCGAGCGCCACAAAGGACTTGAAACTCGCTGGCGGTGCATATAAAGCGACGAAGGAGCGTTGCGGTATGACTCCTTGTACCAGCCACTCGACAGGTTCATCCTCGATGTCGTCCCACGCTTCGAGCTTGAATCCTTCGCGTTGTAGTGGTGCTTGTGGCAGCTCCAACTCTTGAATTTCTTGCGTCTCAACAGAATTATTCAATCTTGCAGGAGTCGTTACATCTAGTTCACTTACGACTGCTTGAGTGGCTTTTGTCAGGTCAACCAGCCGATCCTTGTCCCCGCCATACTTGTAAACAAACTCGTATGCGTCTTCCTTGATCTCGTCGAGTCCAAGGTCTACCACTCGGATACTTTTTGTAACCGACTTGAGAGCTGCAACTGCCTTTCTTGCGTACTCCCAGCCCACCGTGTCGTTGTCAGGGACTATTGCGATGGTGAGTCCGACTAGGTGCTTGACTACATCTTCGGGGAAGCTGCTTGCGCCTTGGTGCGTACAGGTTGCCACCACACCTAAAGACTTGAGAGCGTCGGCTGCCTTCTCGCCTTCGCACAAGAAGACTGTGCGTCCTGTTTTGCGTGCAAAGTCCACCTCTGGCAAGTTGTAAGGAACAATGTTCGCACCCGTCATAGATGCGTGCCGTCTGCCGTTCTCGTCGACCCTGTACTGCTTGTATGTCTTTCCTTTGGAGTCAAAGGTCTTGTAGCGTTGTTTTATGTGCTGTACGACCCCATCCTCATCTGTATAGTGCCACTCCTGCTCTAAGACAGGTTCTTGAGGTTTCGGTAACGGCTTGATCTGGGTGAGGAAGTCAGTCGGATTGGGTAAGTCTGGCAGCAGACCATAGTCCTTGACCGCATTGAAGACCGACTCCTGAGAGCACCCACTAAAGCATTTGAAGAGTGGCTTGCCTTCGTCTGTCTCGCTGACGCAAAGACTTGGATTCCTGTCCCCGTTACCCTGCCCGTGTGAGCTTACAGGACAGCTCGCCATCCATTGCCCGTTAACCTTCTTTGCGTTGCCAAGCGCTTGCGCTATTTGTTCGGCTTGCATTCTTGTCCTTCTAATAGTTCTAATCTCTGTTCCAGTTCGTAGACCCGTTGAGCCAACGCAATAAGAAGCAGCATCCAAAATTCTTGTGTGTTTTCCATAGAGGAAAAAAAACGGGACTGACCTTTCAGCCAGCCCCGTTCTTCCTAAGAGTTAAAACATCTCGTCGTCGTCAATCGCACTAGCCATAGCAGTCTTAGGCGCTGCTTTAGGTTGCGGTGCTGGAGCTGGTGCTCCCATCGTGATCTTGCCGTCACTATCAAATGATTGCGTGCCGTCGTCCACAGCGTCCATGCCAGCAGGTCTCTCGATCCACGACACCACATCAAAGTTAGGAATGCGTGTAGTGCCTTTGCCGATCTTTTCTAGCGTGCTTCCTTTGTACTCAATGACGGGTAACTTACCAGCATTGGCTGCTTGACCCGCCTCGATTGCTTTCCAGAGTTTCTCCAAGCCCATGTTAGGACCTGTGCCGTTAGCTGACCACTCAGCGAGTCCCATTTCTTTGTTGTAGAACTTGATGGAGAAACCACGCTTATGGTCTGGTGACGGTTGAGCACCCTTCTTTCCAAGACTTGCGTCTGGTTGCCAGTCGCGCACACCTTCTCCGAGGTGCATCCAACCAGTCTGCAACGAGTCAGTATCCACAACCATTTTCTTTGGTGTGAATTCTTCCTTGTTTGAGTTGAGCCATGCGTTAGCAGATGGCATAAAGCGGATGTAGTTTCCACCGCCAGATGATGATGAAAGATTAAGCATTTGAGCCTTTCGAGTTTATGTTGCACAAGGCAACGGTTTGGGGGAATGGATTATTGACCTAAAGAATAGTCACGCGCAAGAGTTAAACCACTACTCTCTTTGCGTGTGAGCGTGTCAATGAGGTCTTTAGATTCTTTGGGCAATAGCTTTGCTGCTTCAGATGGACTAATTAGTTCGCTAGTAACCAACTTATCCGCAGGGATACCAGCGTCGTGTAATTGATTCTTTGCGTCGTTCTCGTCAATCCACTTGCGGTACGCACGCTTAGGTTGCATCTGCCATCCCTTAATCACCTCACCAGCCTCAATGCGAGTGACAGCGTGAGCACGCACAGCGTCGATGAACTTCTCAACGAGTGGAGCGCGTTCTAATAGGTCTGCAATAACTTCTGGCGCGAGAGCTGTAAGAGCAGCGTTAACACCTTCTTTGTTTAGGTGCTCAATGCTTGGGTATGCAGCAATGACTTCGAACCCTTTACGCTGTGCAGGACACACCGCCTTCGCTGGACACCATTGGCATCCATCCTCTGTTGGCGTGGGTTCGGTGTCACCCTTCTTGATCGCTTGGATCGCTGGAGTTAACCTCGTCGCTGCCCAATCGTTCAACTCTTTGAATGTGATCTTGTGAGTGCGAGGTTCACCGTGGTGAGGCTGAATGATCGACAGCTCGATGTTGCTGAACTCTGTCTTTGCGTGACGCATCGCACCGATGGCGTATATCTTCATCTGGTCTGAGTCAGCGTCCACATAGCCACGACCAGTCTTCAAGTCTGCAATGACTAGGGTTGACTTCTCGTCGTTCCATGCCACCACATCGGCAGTACCGCCAAGTTCAATGTCCTTGTCCTTGTACACGGTTACATACTGCTCGACCTTTAGCGTTCCAAGACGCAACTCCAAGTCCCTGATGTGGTTCACATGAGCCATTGCAAAGTCAGCGTTCTGCTCTGTGATCACAATGTCTTTGACGGTCTGACCGATCCAGTCGTAGGGGCTTGCGTTGGTGAGGTATGCAGTCTCAGCCACCTCATGTATCGCAGTACCGATCTGCGCAGCTTCACCTGCTGGCTGGTAAGGGATGTCGGCACAAAGCCTGACAGATGCAGGACAAGAGAGCCAGCGTGTTGCTGCCGATGGGCGTAGTTTGATCATTTATTGTTTTCCTGTAAATACAAAATTGTGTAGATGCGACCGCGCACTTCATTGGTGACTGCGTGACCGAGCTGCTCTGGATCGAGCAACTCAGAGAGCAACTCGTCCCTAATCTTGAGTTTGGTTCTGGTGTCCTCCAGCTCCTTCGTCAGCCAGACAATGTGCTCGCGCATAGTGTTGCGTTCTTCGTCGTTCATAACTGCTTCAACCCCCACATAGCAATGAGCACAGCCTCTGCGCGACCGTCGTGCTTAACCAACTTAAACCAGTCTTGTTTGTCTGGAAATAACTCCATTGCGCGGTGTCTGGATGCGTCCTTGCCGTAGCCCTTATTCATAGTCCTCGCCCAGACTGCTGGCTGGACATAAGTCACAGGCACTTGTAGCGCTGCCAGAACACCCTCAATGACCCCAGCAGAGCGTCCAAACGCAAAGGTAGAACTCACACCTTGGTTTGGCATTGAGCCGACCTTCTCGACTGCTGCATGAGTCGGGTTCATCTCCTTGATGATGCCCACCAAGGCTTGCGCAGACACTTGGCGCTTTGTCGTCTTACCGCGCTTAATCTCAACGATTGGCATATCGACTACCGACACCAGCACGCCATCGACGATTAGAGCAAAAGCTCCGTTATTCCCGACATCACAGCCCATGCATCTAATCATTCTTGACCCCTAAAGACGCAATGCGTCCAGCGATCAAGCGATCTGTTGCGGTTCTGAGCTTCTCGATGGAGGAGACCAAAGGCACAGTATGCCCAGCCACCCATCGAGACATCTGGGCTTGGTCTATGCCAGCCTCACGGCATATATCTGCCATCTTGAACCCCGCCTTTTCAGCGCGTTCTATTATTTCGGTTATGTAGTTCATGTTGAGTATGTTAACCTAGAATTGATTAACTCAACAAGGCAGACAAAAAAAGGGAGGCTAAGTCCTGTCACCTAGCCCCCCTGTTAAGGCAACTGCACCTCTTGCGGAGACATAAGGCACAGCCGACAGGGAAACTACACCCTGTCACTATGTATTTTATGGCGGTAATAGTTGACTAAACCATAGGGTATTGATTACTTAGTCAATTCATGTATGATTGGCATATCAACAACCGAAGCTAAGGAGCAAACATGAAAGTCGTAGAAGTTTATTGCCAAGAGGAAAAATTCAATTCTCGCCTTAATTGCACCGTATCAGGTGCATGGATTGCTGTTTACGACAATGGCATTGAACTCGCCATCTGCCGTGACTATGAGGCATCAAGCGCTAAAGAAGCATTAGCCATCTTGAATAATGAGGTGACAGCATGAGAGTAATGCACTTAAACAAATACGGTTCTGGCATGACATCCAGAACTGCTTGCGGTAGAAACATACTGCGCACACCAATGTCAGGTAACTGGTCTGAGTTCAAGGCAGATCAGTATCAATGCGCGAAGTGCGCAGCCAGCAAACAAGCAGATTTTTTCACACGCATCGACGCAAAGAAAGAGGTGACAGCATGAATTCATCAACACAAACTCTTAATGTTGGAGTTATTGGAAGTTCTCCACAAGGTTTAGTTTTGCGTTTTCCTTATGGCTTTTACAGCTTTAAAAAAGTGCTTCAGCGTTGGAGTTCTGCCAAATACATCCCACCATTTTTAGACATGGATGGAAACCAGTTAATGCAAGCCATCATTCCTTGGGAAGTTGCTCGCACAGAAAACATTTCTCTTTCACAACCTTATCAATGGATTATTGATGAGGTGACAGTATGGAATCACAACGCACCCTACAACCCTCAATTCCTTGGCGCACAACCCGCACGCGCTGGTGAAGATTATTAAAGGAGAAAACAAAATGCTAGAAGACCTATTCAGATTCAAGTGTGAGGTAGAAGGGGTAACTCTCGTCTGCTTCCTAGAACACGAACCCGAAGAACTTAACCACGGGGAAGCGCCAGACTTCCCTGAGTGCATGAATCTTGTCAATGCCTTTTGCGAGAAGATTGACATCGCCCATCTGCTTACGCAGTCCATCGTGGATCACATCTGCGAAGAAGCCCTCACACAACTTAACTCTGAAAGCGAATAATGAAACATCAAAACTACACCGAAAATTTTGAAGTCGATGGACCTTACCAAGACAACAAAATCAGCCTTGTGGATTGCGTCTTTATCTTCCTTGCTGGCGTAACCGTCGGTGTCATTGCATTTATTTTGATCACAGGAAACTAATATGTCAGTAGAAAAGAAAATCAAAGAGATGGTCTTAAAGTACATCCTTGCTGCCGAAGGCAAAGCCAGAATCATGTCGCCACAAGACATCGGTAAACTGGTAAGCGAAGCAGCTCACAAAGGTGCAATGATGGGTTACGACGCTGGAATGCAGATGGCACGACGCGCTCACGGCAACGAGTTGGAGATCGCAGAGCTGACCGTCAAGGAGTTGACCGAGCGCGTCAAAGAGTTAGAGATGCAAATGATTGCGCAGCAATGACTGAGGTCAAAACAAAGTGGGTAACACCGCCACCGTGGGTAACGCTACGCACCAAGTGCGAGACCCTTGGCGTGTGTCAGTCCAAGGAAAAAGTGTTCTGCATAAACTGCCCAAGGTTAAAACGCAATGCGAAAAAGAAGTAAATACAAACCCAAAGGAGTCAGACTAGATGTCGCCACTTGGGTGATCAATGGCTTTAAGCCAGTCTCCGCTACTGGCAGCGCGGTACTCGATCTAAAGATAAAGAACCATAGTGCCTTGGAAGCGCTCAGGACGGGTCATGCAAAGCGTTATGACATCGACTCCATCATCTCTGCCCTCAATGTCTCCGAAGCCCTCTCAAGGCTTGGCATTGGGCATGAATACAAAGACGAGATAAAAGAAGGTCAAGACGCATTGCTGGAGTTGTCTCGCAGAGGTATCAATCGTCAAGACAGGTTTGTGGCGAAGGCATCGGAGTTGATGGCAATAAATTACGGCATGGAGCTGCACGACGCACAGCTCGACATCACCACCATCGCCCAGCTAGAGAAGGCGCTCGATATTGTTACCAATGAGATAAAGTCGCGTAGAGCCAGAGTCATTGAGGAGAAGACGGTATGAGGAAACCAATAAACATCTCAGTCCCGCAACGCAATGTAGGGGGCGAGGAAATTAAACCCAGAAAAAAGCCTTGGATTGGATTGTCTGAGACAGACATCAACGCACTTAAACACAGTCTTCCTGATCTCTACTATTGGGTTGATGTGGTCAGGGCAACAGAAAGAATATTGAAAGAGAAAAACAATGCGTAAAGAATCAGAAGACGACGACGACATCCAAAGCTACAAAAAGCCGTGGGTATCCCTCACCGAAGAGCAGATACACGAGTGTATCCATTACGCCAAAGGAGGTTGCGAGATCGAGCAGACCGCGAGGAATATCGAGTTGAAATTAAAGGGGCTTAACTATGATTGAAGTACTACACAGTATCTTGACCTTATTTGTTTTGCTGTTTACTGGCGCTTGCATAGGCGTGGCAGTTATCTTTGCAGTTTTATACATGAGTCTGGACAAGGACAAATGAAGTCCACCAGAATGCCTAAGCTGGTCAACCTGATCACTCAGAAGGGTTACACCGCGGTTGAGCTTTGCGAGTTATTGCATTGCACGATTAGGTCTAGCAGAGACATGATCCAAAGACTCAGAGCAGAAGGCAATGTCCACATTCAGTCGTGGCGTAAGACGAGTGTGACGCAATGGTCTGCTGTTTATAGGTACGGCATTGGAGTCGATGCAGAGAAACCTGAGCCTGTGAGCAGCAGCTCTCGGTTGCGTAAGCACCGATCCAAAGAAGATGCCGACACAAAGGAAAGAAGACTAGCCAAGCAGAGACAGCTCAAGCGTAAGGTCAAGCGCGACCCGTTGACTGCTGCCTTTTATGGGGATGTGTGACTACGCCAGTAAGCCAGTCATGCCTTCGACAGCAGCCAAAGGTTGACCCTTCTGTACCGCCTTCTTCATCTCTGGTGTGATGTCTAGGTAGCGTACAGTTTCTTTTTGAGTTGGAGTTTTCCTAAATTTTTCAAACTCTTTTACATATTTATTATTTGAGCCTTGCTCCCAATTAGATAAAGCCGTATTGCTACCTCCAACATTGCTATGATTTTCCGCAAACCAATCTCTAAAATATGCCCATGAACTTGAGGTTTTTTGAGGCAAACCAATTTCTGTTTCACCGACCTGCGCACCATACTTCTTGCCGTACTTGTTTAAGAAGTTTGGATATATCTCGTCGTAATACTTCTTCATGCCTTCGCCACCGACTTTAAGGTCAATGCCAGATAGCTCTGTCATGTATTTTTTGTTTGAGGTCATTGAAGCAGGATCATATTCCCCAGCAACTTCTGTTTGTTTACCAGTTCCTTTGGACATTTTTTCAGCAATTTCTTTTCCAACATAATCAGATAATTTTGATTCTGGTATTGCTTCTCCAATCATTTGCCCACGACCTTGTACTTGTGCGCTAACACGATAAGTTCCATCTGCATTTTTACTATATAACAAATTATCAACTTGCTTACTCAAGTCATATCTTGCTGCTTGTTGCGCACCAGTAGTCAGACCGATTCTGTCATATCCCTTGTCTACGGCTTCTTTGATTGCTCTCTTGAGTGCTAACTGATACCAAGTATCTTTGAATGGTGCGTCTGGTACGCCTTCAATAGAAGTTCTACCAAGTCTGTTTTGCTCAGTTTGTAGATTTTGCAACCTATTAGACACGATGCTCCATTGATCTATTATGTTTGCTGGAGCATCTTTTCCAATGCTTGTAAATGGTTTTGCCAATTCTTCAAGTCTTTGCTGCTCATCAAGTAATCTACTGCGCTCTGCTAATAAATTATTTAATGCTGTTTCCTTTGCCATTCTTCTTTCTGGCGTGTCATAACCCTTCTCACGCCCAGCTTGATGCCAGTCTGATTGAACTTCCTCAATCAATAGCATCTTTTTGCCTTCAGCATCGACGCGATCATTAACGCGCATATGAGCTAACGGGTTTTTAATATCAGGAAAATGAGAAGATTTATATGGGTCTAGTTCTTCTGTTGCATAAAACTTATCAAGCCTTGCTCTTTCAATATCAGTTAAAGGCAGATTATCAAATCCACCTTGACCATACTTATCCCTTAGAGTTTTTACATACTTGTTATATTCGCTCATGTTTTCTGGCAAAGTAAAAACCAACTCTCGATAGTTTTCACCGCCAGCAAGTTGGTATTGCCCAAATTTAGGAGCTTCACCTTGGAAAGATGATAATGATTCTTCAATACCAGTTCTTTCTTTTGAAATGTCGCTCATTGTTTTTCTTAATTCGCTATATGGAATACCACCCTCTTCATATCTTAGTTTTGCTGTTTCAATTTGATCGGTTAATTGTCTGTATCTATTGTTGAGTAAATCTTTTTGCGCTTGATCTTCTGGAGTCAGAGCGCCATATCTAACCTCTTGCACATCAACTCGATTGTTAGCAATAAAATCCTGCACCTCTTGGCGCGTCACATTTGGCTTGCCTTTGAGGTAGGTATCTAAGCCCATAGCCTCAATCTCGTACTTCTTGACATCCTGACCTTTGAGAAGATCATTCAAGAAGGACTCACCAGTTCCTTGCTTTCTAGGAATCTTGAGTGCTTGCTGTTCAACTGCTGAGTAAAACCCTAGAGGAGACACTTCGGCTTGCAATAGACCGCTAGTCATTGCTTGCTCTGCTGGGTTCACCGCAAACATTGCTGTCTGAGGTTCAGCCAATAAACTAGGCAATATAGGTCTGCCAGTATTGAGTCTCGTTGCCATCTCCTCACCAAGCAGACCGCCTAGTTTCTGCACACCTCTGACTGCTGGCATTGGATTGATTGGAGCGAAACTAGCAACTCTGCCAGCCACATCACCGACTGGTGTGTCTGACTTCAATGGCATAGTGTCTAAATAATATTCAGTATCAGGATACTTTTGTTGACCTGTAAGCGCTTGGCTTAAAAGTTGTAGTGGTCTGATCATTGGTATCGGCTGGTTCACCACATCGCCAAATAAGCCCCGTGTGCCAGCAATACGACCCCTCACCACATCGACAGGCACATTAGCGCTTGCCGTAATGTCTTGCTGAGACCGATACGGTTGCATCTGCGGAAATACGCCAAAGGCAGGACTCTGAGCTGCTGCCATGCGTTCTATCTCTTGCGGAGTTAACTGCAATAAGCCTTTTGACTTTTGCGGTGAACCAAAATAATCAACCCCGCCAAACAGTAAACCAAGTGGGTCTGAATAGTCTGCCATATCTTTACGGTCCTAAAAGTCCACCGAGTCCAAGACCACCAGTAATTGGAAGTGCTCTCTTTAATGACTCTACTTGTGCTTGCTCTAGTGCGTTTGGCATCAAGCCAGTACCGCCAACAGTTCTGGTCAATACCGATGACGCTGGCGCTGATGTGTAAGCCCTTGCAGCCAAGTTTGTTGGCATCGACAAAAGCATATTCAATGGCGAGTATTCCATCGAACGAGTCGCAGTTCCAGAGTCACCGACGATTGGTCTAAATGCCTGTGCAAACCTTGCAGCCTCATACATTGGTGTCTGGTTAGAGCCAAACACAAAACCTTGTGGGTCTTTGCGTGTCAGGGCAGACGCTAGATTCAAACCAGATACATTGCCTGATGACGGGTTGACAACGCCAGACGCTGTGCGAATGGTCATTAGGTTGCGGTAGTTGTTGCGAGCTGTAGCAAACGCCTCTTGCTCTGCCTTGCTGAGTCCAGCAGATAGAGCGTCGTCGACCATCTCCTTTAACTGGAATAAGGCAGAGCCTAACTCACGGTCACCCATTGCGGTAGTCATCTCATTCTTGGCACGCTTGCCGATCTTAGAAGACAGGTTTTGCAGTTGTACGCCACTAGCCTCACCCTTTAGAGCCAAGTCCTGTAACTGCTTGACGAGGACATTAGTCTTTAACGGCTGAGTGGTAAGACCTTCAAAGGCATTGTCCACAAGGTCAATGTTGTTCATAAAGGTCATGCCGTCTACTTTGCGTACATCTGGTGTTGCCACCTTCTTGTAGACATCGCTGATCTGACGCTGTGCTTGAGCCAATACTGGATTGCTCAACTCGTCAGAGTTCACGCCAATGGCTTGAGCTGTGGCGCGGTTTAATACCTTCTGGTTTTCAGCCTTGATGGTGTTAAACGGTGCAGAAGTGAATGGACTTGACTCCATTCGAGCTTCCATCTGGAGGAGTGAGCGTGAGCCTGTCTCTTGTGCTGGCGTAGTCTTGAAACCCATAGCCTTGCCACGCTCTAAGATAGCCTTTTGAGCAGCAGTAAGGGCAGCGCCAGACTCAGGTGCAACAGCGCCTAAGTTGACACCACCACCAGTAACTTGAGCAGTTGGTGTGGCGCTCACAGTTGCCTGAGCAGAACTAGGAGCACCAGCACCGCCAACGGCAGGAGCTGCACCACGACCAAATAAAAGGTTAGCGATCTTGTCTCCAAGATACCCGCCACCAGCACCAAGCAAACCACTTAATCCAACTTGCGTAGCCTTTTGCGCACCAAATGAATCTTGTGGTTCAAGGACTGGCTGTAAGCCACCTCCAATAACACCAGAGACAGCGCCAGCACGCACAGGTGCAGTTGTTAGTCCAAGAGCCTTCACAGCCGTTGTAGCGGGGATTGCGGTAGCAGCAACACCACCAACAGCGCGACCAACATCAAACTCGTCAGGTCTCATCTGACCCATGCGCCAGTCTTGTTGGTAGGCGCGTTCAGCCTCGCGGTTTATGTCTTCAACTCGTTTGCGCTCTGCTTGCATGAACTTCTCCATGCTAGAGCCAGCAGGTGCAACGGCTTCTAAGCCTCGCGTCAACAGTTGTGCGCCAGCGTCTGGAATGTCACGCAAGCCACGAATAACACCGCCAACAGGAGAAGCCAAGACCTTCTCTGTAACCGTCTTAGGTTGTCTAGGTGCTTGCACGCCTTGCATTGATTGCAAAGCCTTAACAATGTCTTGAGGACTCATTGAGTCTGGAAACTCAATAACTCCTATGTCTGGTACTGTTACTTTTTGAACCATGATAGAACCTTACTTTTGCTCAAGTTGACCAGTTGCAGGGTTATATGTAAAAACCTTTTGCGTTGTGGCTGCTGCTGGCATAGATTGCTTGTATGAGGAAGACAGATTCTTGTCTGCGCGATCCAACATATCCTCCAGCACCTTAACCTGAGCATTCATTGCGTTCTTGCTTGTCAGCAAACCAGTCCATGAAGATGGGTTAGTTAACTGACGCTCAATGATTGACATATCAGGACCAGTCAAAGCACCTAACTCATACAGATTCTTAACGCCCATCAATAACGAGTTGTACTTACCAGCAACCCTTGCACTATCCTGACCGATAGGCATAGGTATGCCAGAGTCAGTAAACGGGATAGGAATGTTTTTAGGTACAACCCACACGCCAGATTTAAGCTCCATTTTGTAGTCATCAATAGCACCACGAAGGTCATTAAGTTGGCGTGATGCCTTCATAAACGCTTCTGGTGCTTTTGGTTGTAATGGAATGATTGGAGTTAATGGTTGCATTCCAGTAGGCGCTGCTTGAGGTGTGCCAGCACCACCAGTAGGAGCGCCAGCAGGAGCTGGAGCGCCAGCAGGACGAGGTGCGCCACCTACACCGCCACCGCCACCGCCACCAATTTGGAAGTAACCGCCAGCCTCTGCACCGCCAACTACTTGAGGTGCAAGTGTCTTACCAAGACTTGTACCTGCTGGCACTTTGTCTTTATCCACAAATGTAATTACGCCACCCCTGTCAACTTGGATGAGTTCTCTTGCTGGTCCAAATCCTTGAACAGTTCTAAATGTGCCGTCACTCATTTGATTGACTAGTATTTGCTTACCTTCAGAGTCAGTAACCTTGATTGGCGCTCCCATTGGTTTCTCTATTGGAGCAAACTGTCCAGAGACAGGGATAAATTGACCACTCTTTGTACGCTGCACATACTCGCCAGATGCGGTTTTAAAGATATCTCCAGTAACTTCTTCTCTTGGCTTAATCTTTAGGGCTGACTCTAAATACTTTGCTGCAATGTCTGGATATCCTGATCTTTCAGCAATCATGTATTTATTCATTGCGTCTTGATACAACATATCTTGCTGAGACATTCTTTGCGTAGGCGCTTGCACTTGCTGACCTATTAAGTTTGCACGCGCAACGGTAGGACCAGCAGGTAGACCCTCCATAGATATGGCTTGATCTGGCGTGATCGTCGTGACTTCACCACCACCACCCATTTGCGGTTGCATTTGTTGCGTTTGCAACGCCTTGCGGAAGTCTTCCATACGCTTGGCTTCCATTAGTTTCTGTCTTGTCAACAAACTCTGCACAGCACCTTGCTGTGCTTGCTGGTAACCCTGAGCACCTGCTTGCAAAGCACCGCCAAGTGCTTGACCTAAAGAGATAGGGGTACGGCTTGGACCGCCAGCCTGTAAGAGCGCTGCTGCTGCTTGCAGCAACGCTTGGTTTCTAATTCCACTTTGCTGGTCAGCGCTTAGATAGTCTTCTAGACCAGTACCGCCACCGCCAAAGAGTAAACCACCAAAGTCTTGTATTGCCATGATCTACCCCTTAACCTAAGAATCCAAGCAGACCGCCTAGACCAGCACCGTAGCCAGCGTACTCGCTACCAAACTCTTTGCCACCAATCAATGATCCAAGTTGAGCGCCACCTAAAGCACCGCCAAACGCTGATGCAGATGGGTTTCGATAGATTGGTGTTGAGGTGCTTTCACCGATTCTTGCTGGTTGCAAACTTAGTGCTCCTTGAGCCACATTCAAGCGCTCTAGACCTAAGTTGCGAGCTGCATCGAGTCTTTGTTGCTCGTACTGCTGCATCATTTGTTGCTGCGATAGACCTAAGTTCTGAGCCTGTGCAAAGCCAGTCTGACGAAGTTGTGCAACGGCATTAGTTGCATTGCGTAACGCTGCCTCATCAACCAGCGATCTGGTTACGCCTTGGCGTGTACCGCCAAAGGCTTTGGCTGCTGTGGCTGCTGCGCCTTCAGCAGATATTTGACCTTGGCGAGCACGCTCAATGTCACCCAAAGTTCCTTGGATAACTTGTTGCTCATAGGGGTTCATGTACTTCTGAACCATACCAAGGTTGTACTCAGCATAAGGAGCAAACTGTCTAGTGCCTAAGCCAGCAGCCGTTGCTCTGGCTTCCTCTAGGTTGCGTAGATATGCAGCCTTCACATCTGGATCAATGCTAGTCGTTGCGGTGCTTGATGTTGGTGTGCTTCCACCCAAAGCCTTTGCAGCCGTTAAGCCAAGACTTGCTGCTTGTAGTGCATTTGCTGGATTAGCCGTAGCCCAATTAAGAGCACCGCCAATTAAACTTGGTTGAGTAGCATTGACTGCTGCCTGAGCTGCTGCTGCGCCTGTTGCACCGCCTATACCGCCAGCAGTTAAACCACCTCCAGCACCAGTAGCAGCCATATCGCCTAATGCTGTACCAAAACCAGCATCTGTAACGGCAGACGCTGGGACTGTGCTACCAGCAGCATTCATATATGCACCAATCTCTGGTGCGTAGTAGTAACCGCCAGCAAGTAATGCTGCCGTAGTCCAACCATTAGGACCAAGCGTATCGCGCACGCCCTGATCGATGCTCACGCCAATATCGCTCACGGTGTCAATAGCACCCTGACCAATATCACCAATACTGCTAACTACATCTCCAACGACTCCACCCATATCATCTCCCTTGTCACACCTTGTTGGTGTAGATAAAAGCCTTCGATCCGTCCAATAGTGATATTTGACATTTCTCAGACCAGCCAAATGACTTGGCAAATCTTGCAAGTTTGATGTCATCTTCGCGTATTAGCGCGTAGATAGGCTTCCCAATTAAATCCTCCACAAGAGCAAAGTCCCTATGACAACCTCTTTTGACTTCAGCCGACCACTTCTTTATGTCGATATGAAACCATAAAAGACCCTCAAAGAACTCCAAGTAAAAGGTGTAATCCTCTCGGATACACACAGGTACTTTCCCCGCCCTTAATTCTTGATCCAATTCTAAGTCACCGTTTGCCCATTGCGACAACATCAAATCGGTTAACGCCAACGCGCCAGTCCTCTAAGACATTGCCCGTGTACCTGACCTTGACCTGTCTGGCAGCGAACCTCACATCTGTGGGTTGAGCTGCTGCATACGGTCCATAAGTCGTCTCAGTCGCCATCGGATACATCCGAGTCTTGAAGGACACAACGACCTCGCCTAGCGTTTGCTCGTCTGGGATAACCCGACGCACAGACATGATGTTGTCGCCAGCACCAATCTCGTAAGGACCAGACTCAGCGAAGGGGACAGCGCTGTCATAGGCGTAGCCGACTTCGTGCTCGTAGATGTAGCCGTCAGTTGAAATCATCAAAGGATTGGTGAATACGCCTCTGTCAGTTCCAGCAGTACGAGCCAAACTACCAATAGCCCAATGCCCTTCGCGGTAGTTGTAGACGACATAGGAGTCGTTTTCATTGCTGGCGCTAGACGGGTAAAACCAGATGATCTCGCCATATTTACTATTGTGGACAGCGTAGACCTTGCTTGACTGGTTGTAGTTGATGTTCTGGAAGATGTAGTCGCCAACATCCGACACCAAGGGCTTGACATATCCGTCGTACACCCAGAAGCCTGACTTAGACATCCAGATGGCTGCGGTATCAATGGCTGCGACAGCCTGTGATGAGATCACGCCACAACCTGATCCTGCCTTCTCAAAGGAGTAGACATAAGGCAGACCAATGTATGTCGCCACATGGACATCGACATCGGTAAACAAAAGATTGATACCCCTGACGCGCTTACCGCACTTCAGAGAGCCGACAGAGTTGATCTCAAAGCTACCTGCCTGATTCGTTGCGGATGGTGTCCAGACGGTATTGTTTTCTTGATCGCACCACGCCACAAGTCTAGGATTACCAGAAGCACCAAGTCCAAAGACAAAGCGCTCTGCCGTCGTCATCACAGCCTCGCAACCAGTTGGCGCGTTAGTAATCGCCACCGCCAATGTTGGCGTGGTAAAGCCTAACTGCCACTCAAGGAGCTGACCATCTGAACTTGAGCACGCAACCAAATACTCGCCCCATGAGTCCATTGACCAAGTTGTCGCTGGGATTATTCCTCCCAAGTCTGGACGCGCCACACCGTAAGCGAAGTCCCCATAAGTACCGTAGCCGTAACCAGTCTTTAGCGTTGCGTCTGTAATGCCGTTTGTGAAGGTTGTAGGCGTGATGTCTTTCAAGACTCCAGCCTCGCTCATTGCGTATAGTTTTGTTGGAGTTCCAGCAGCAATATAACGAGTATCGGAATTAGTACGCCAAGTCAACATCCCACGACTGACACCAGTCATTTGTGAGGTTGAGCGCTTACGCCACCCACCCCAAGGTCTCAATGTGTTCTCAAACCAACGCACAAGGTTTGAGTCGTACCAGCGCCCCGCAGACTGGTACTCAGTACCGTTGCGGTAAACGCCAGCAGGGATTTTGATTGGTACGAGTGCCATAGGTCAATTATGCTGAAAGATTGGACACAAAGGTAACCGTCGCAATGACAGACGGTATAGATGGTCTTGTTGGCGTGGAGCTGGCAGCGTAGTGCTCAATGTATGCACCAACATCTGAGGTGTGCCACATGAGTTCAACATAGTCGTTTGTGTCAAGACTTACAAAGAAATTCATTGCACCGATAAGGTGAAATGGGTTTCCCGCACTCTTTCGTGGTGCTAGTCCAAAGCGTGAATTCGACTTGTCGATGTTTGTGCCGTTCTTGCGAAACCAGATGTCAATATCATTCGACGCACTCGTCGTGTTTACTAACTGCACGCTGAACTGAATGTTATAAATTCCAGACTGAGACACATTGAGTCTTGACGAGTTAGACAAGGTTACGCCATTGTTGAAGTCAGTTGTGTCGAAGGTTATGGCATAGGCAGTCGTCGTATTGGCTGCCGTTTGGTCTGTGCCGTCTTGGAATGCCCCGTAAGGCATATTGATAAACCTCCCACCCCGTGGTGACGCAAGGGACTGCAAGGCATTTGTCAACTTCAAGAAGAAGGTGCGCAAAGCACCATTCGTCTGCGCAACAGTCAGACGGTCATACCGATCCTGCGGATTAGGCAGATCGGGTACGGCTGGAGTCTGGAGTTGCTGGTAGAAGTTCGTCATAGAGCCTTGTTGTATTCGTCTTGCGTGAGTAAGCCAATGGCGTATTTGTTTTGAGGTCTGAAGATGGTCAGTTTCTGCTGACGCATTGCTGGCGCAAAGGAGATGTGAGTCCAGCCCTTATCGCCAAACTCATGGATCATCTGGTCAAACTTGATACCTGCTGCGTCAATAGCC